CTAGAAGATAAACTAGACATGCTAATGGCTGAGTTTGAAGAATTAATGGGTGATGACGACATGGGTGATGACGACATGGGCGACATGGATGATGACATGGGTGACATGGATGACGAAGATATGATGGAAGCATCTGATGATGACGAAGAATCTATGGAAGAAAGCCTAGAAGAATCTGTACAATTAACTAAAGTGTCTGGTTTGTACGATAGTAAAATTGGTGGTGATGATGGCGCACAAACAAAGAGCCCAGCATTAACAAAGCCAAAAGTAACACAAACAGGTGCTAAGCCAGTTAACTTCAGTGGCGAAAGCTCAACAGGTGGTACAAAGGGTGGTTTATTAAGCCCAGATACTAAAGATGTTGAACATGCTAGTCAGTGGAGAAATCGTCCAGCACAAAAAGGTATGAACTTAGAAAAAGCTCCTAAGCCACAACATGGCAAGGGTAGTGAAGGTCAAAACAACAGCAGTGTTGTAGCCGAATCTAAGAAGTCTGTTAAAAAAATAATTAAGAAGTAAGGACTCTAAAAGCAAATGGCTTTGTATCTTAGAGAGAATCTAACGTTTGACCGTGCTAACATGGTCGTTGAAAGCGTTAGTGACGGTGAAAATAAGAAGTCCCTTTACATGAAAGGGATCTTCATTCAAGGCGGGGTAAAGAACGCAAATGAGCGTGTTTACCCTGTTGATCAAATCGCATCAGCCGTTGATCAACTCAATGAGCAAATTATGGAAGGCAACTCTGTTTTAGGAGAAGTTGATCATCCAGATGACTTAAAAATCAATTTAGACCGCGTCAGCCACATGATAACAAATATGTGGATGGACGGTCCTAATGGTTTTGGCAAATTAAAAATATTACCTACTCCAATGGGACAGTTAGTTAGTACCATGCTAGAGAGTGGCGTAAAATTAGGTGTTAGTAGTAGAGGAAGCGGTAATGTAGATGATGCTACTGGTAAGGTTAGTGACTTTGAAATAGTCACTGTGGATATTGTCGCACAGCCTAGTGCGCCCAATGCATACCCAAAAGCAATTTATGAAGGCATGATGAATATGAAGCATGGTCATAAGTTGTTAGGTATTGCAAAAGATGCACAAAACGACAAAAAAGTACAGAGATACCTGAAAGACGAAGTGGTTCGTCTTATCAAGGACCTCAAGTTATAATAGGGGAATACAGCATGTTTGATGCTATTAAACCATTACTTGAGAGCGGAATTATCAATGAAGAAACCAGCCAAGCTATAAACGAAGCATGGGAATCAAAATTGAATGAGGCTCGTGAGCAAGTACGTGCAGAATTGCATGAAGAATTCGCACAGAGATATGAGCATGACAAGAATGTAATGGTGGAAGCCCTTGACAAAATGGTAACTGCAAATCTTGATGAAGAAATTCGTGAATTTTATTCTGAAAGACAAGCAATGAACGAAGACCGCGTAAAAGCACAGGTCAAATTACGTGAAAACGCAAGTAAGTTCAATGATTTTATGGTAACTAAGTTAGCAGAAGAAATCAAAGAACTACGTAATGATCGTAAACTACAGGTAGAAGGTCAGCAAAAGCTTGAGCAATTCGTTGTTCACGCATTAGCACGTGAAATTAAAGAATTCGCACAAGACAAGCAAGCCGTAGTTGAAGCAAAGGTTAAGTTAGTTGCTGAAGGACGCAAACAATTAGAATTACTAAAGAACAAATTTGTTACAGAAAGTTCTAAGCGTTTAAATTCTGCTGTTACTAGTCACCTCAAGGGTGAATTAGGTCAATTGAAAGAAGATATCAAAGTTGCACGTGAAAATAACTTTGGTCGTAAAATCTTTGAAGCATATGCAAGTGAATACAGTTCAACTCATTTAAATGAGAAGGCTGATACACGTTCATTATTAAGTATGTTAGAAGAAAAAGATCGTCAATTGTCAGAATCCGCCGAAAAAATCAATAAGGCGAAAGTCTTAATTGAAAGTAAGGAACAAGAAGTTCGTGTTATTAAAGAATCCAATGAGCGTAATAAGGTCATGGGTGAATTGCTATCTACTCTAAATGAGGAGAAGGCAGGTTTAATGAAGAACTTATTGGAAAGCGTACAGACACCGCGTCTACAGTCCGCTTTCGACAAGTATCTTCCAGCAGTACTCAATACTGGGTCAGAAAAGCCTGTTACTAAAAAGGCTATGATTAATGAGTCAGTAAAAGAAGTAACTGGAGATAAAGCTGCAATCAAACCAAAAGTTGAGGATGAGTCACATCACCGTGACAATGTTATCGACATTAAGCGTTTGGCAGGGCTTTAAAATTAGACATACAAAATTAGGAGAAATATAATTATGTCACAAGTACTCTTAGAAAGCCGTTGGGGCGAAGCCAAAGAAGCTCTGATGGAAGGCTTAAAAGGAACTCGTCGTTCAACTATGGGTGTTTTATTAGAAAACACTCGCAAACAGTTACTCGCTGAAAGTTCAGCTGGTACAACAACAGCAGGTAATATCGCTACACTTAACCGTGTTATTCTACCGGTTATCCGTCGTGTTATGCCTACTGTTATCGCTAACGAATTAGTCGGCGTTCAGCCAATGACTGGTCCAGTTGGTCAGATTCATACACTACGTGTACGTTATGCTCAGTCATTAACTGACAACAGCGCAGCGCAAACAAGTGTAACAGCAGGTGAAGAAGCGTTAAGCCCATTCAAGATCGCTCAGGCGTACTCACGTACACCAGGTGGTGCTGCTAACCCAACAGTAACTAGCTATACAGCTAACGATACTGCTGCGATGGAAGGTAACGGCGGTCGTCAGATCAGCGTTCAAATCTTACGTCAGGCAGTTGAAGCTAAGTCACGTAAGTTACAAGCTCGTTGGACATTTGAAGCTGCACAAGATGCACAAAGTCAGCATGGTATCGATGTTGAAGCAGAGATTATGGCTGCTTTAGCACAAGAAATTACCGCTGAAATTGATCAGGAAATCTTGTTAAGCTTACGTACTCTTGCATCAACAGAGTTTACATACAACCAAGCTACAGTATCAGGTACTGCTACTTACGTTGGTGACGAACATGCTGCACTAGCTGTTCTAATCAATCGTGTTGCTAACCTAATCGCTCAGCGTACACGTCGTGGCGCTGGTAACTGGGCAGTTGTTTCTTCAGCAGCATTGACTGTTCTACAGTCTGCTACAACTTCAGCATTTGCACGTACTACAGAAGGTACATTCGAAGCTCCTACAAACACTAAGTTTGTTGGTACATTGAATGGCGCTATGCGTGTATTCGTTGATAGCTATGCTCCTGACACAACTCCAGTATTAGTTGGTTACAAGGGATCAAGTGAAACAGACGCAGCAGCATTCTATTGCCCATACATTCCATTGATGAGCAGTGGTGTTGTTCTAGATCCATCAACATTTGAGCCAGTAGTTAGCTTCATGACTCGTTATGGTTATATCGAGTTAACTAACACTGCCTCGTCATTCGGCAATGCCGCCGATTACGTCGGAGAAATAGCTGTCAGCAATTTAACTTTTCAGTGATTTTATTATACTGAAAGTTATCTTTCTAAAAAGGGAACCTTGGTTCCCTTTTTTATTGCTAATTTGTAATATGTGTATATAATTTAACGCAGCAGACTATAAATAATAGTATGAAACATTTTATATACAAGACAACACACAAAAACGGCAAATACTATGTTGGTAGACATAGCACAGAGAACCTTAATGATGGTTATATGGGTTCTGGAATTTGGGTATCAGAAATTAAAGACAGATCAAGTTTGTCAAGAGAAATATTAGAATATGCAGAATCATTTGAACAACTTATTGAGTTAGAGGATAAGTATCTCATAGAACATTATGGTAAACCAAACTGTATGAATATGAGCAATAAAAGCACAGGATGGGCAATTGGATCAGCAAATCCTATGAATAATCCTGAAGTAGTAGCAAAATTTAAAGGTAATTATCATTGGACTAGTAAAAATTCTGAATTGTTAGAAAAAGTAAAAGGTGACAATCATTGGATGAGTAGAAATCCAGAACGAAAAGAAGAATTTATTAAAAATAATCCTAATTTTGATGGAAGAAACGCTAAACTAGCATATGAACGAGGTAATCACAATTCAATTAAAAGCAATCCAAGCACTATGAATAGCAACAACGGAACACATCATTGGCAGAATGGTAAGGCACCCAACTATAAAGGAAAACTTAATAAGAAACTAATTGAACAAGGTCGTCATAATTTTTTAGGACCTGAAACAAATCAAAAACGAATAGACGCAGGAACTCATAACTTTTTAGGTTCGGATGCAAATCTAAAACGATTGGCTGAAGGTACACACCCTTCACAAAAGAAACAAAAATGTGAACATTGCGATAAAATTATAAGTATCGGTATGTATAAAAGATGGCACGGTTCAAATTGTAAACTAACCACAGAGTCATAAACAAAGACGGAATTGAAAAGAAGGTCAAAAAAGACACATTACAAACTTGGTTGGATTCTGGTTGGAAAATAGGCGGAAAACCAAGAAAGACTATAAATACATTATAATTTCCACTCGGGATGGGAAGAACAAGGAAGCAGACTTCGGTCTGCTTTTTTGTTGGCTACACTAGCAATATCCAAAAATGATAAATACTTAATAAATTATATTGGGACAATTATGGCTTTAGATCCTTTCAATTCGGTAGGTGGTTATTCAGTAGGTATACCACCAATTACAGTAGTAGATCAAAATGGAAACATCCTTGGCAACATAGGTAATATTGCTAATTTAAGTTCGCAAAACATAAGTGCTTCCGGTAACATTACGGCTGGTACATTTTATGGCAACTTAATTGGTAACATCACAGCTAACATCACTGTACCAGGCGTTAATACAGCTATCATCTTTAATGATTCGGGTTTAGCAAATGCCAGTGGAAATTTTACTTTTGATAAAACTCTCAATAAAGTTAACGTTACTGGCGCATTAAGTGCAAACACATTTAGTGTAGGATCCGGTAATTACGAATTAATTACACAAAGCGTAGTCTTTGCAGTTACAGCTAGTATGGCAACAGATCAAGTATTACATAGAGTATTAGCAAATACAGTTTGCTCTATTGATTATACTGTAATTGGTACTGATGCTACGTCAAACACACGACAAACAAGTAAATTATTTACTGCAGTTTTAGGAAGCAATGTTGGATATTATGAATATGGTACTATTAATATGAACGGTGGCGTTGGAGATTTTAAAGTACAGTATAATAGTGGTAATGTTGAATTAACAGTTGATCCCTTAACTTCATTTTCTACTAGCTATAAAATAATGGTAACTTCTTATAAAGAGAGTTAAAATTAAATGGCTATAAAAGCACTAAATTCCGTAGGTGGCTTTTCGGTAGGAGAAAACCTTCTAACAGTAATATTATCTAATGGTGATATTACAACAGGTAATGCAAATCTTACAGGGAATGTTTTTGCAAATATAATTTTAACAGACAATTATAGATATGCAAATGGCGATCCTGTAGACTTCCAATTACCAGCCGGCAACCCATACGAAATTCAATTTAACAATTTTGGTGATTTTGGTGCAAGAATTTTTCTGTTGGCAATATTTCTAATGCTAATTTAATTCAGTCAAACTATTTTGACGGAACTTTAATTACAGCAAATCAACCAAATATAACTACAGTTGGATCATTAGCTAATCTTAGCGTAGTTGGCAATATAGATGCTAATGTGGTTAATTTAACTACGTTATCAGTCAGTGCTAATATTACCGCAAGTAATATAAATGTTTCAGCTACCGGCAATTTTAATACATTAAAAGCAAGTAATTTAAGTTACCCAACAGTAGATGGTTCACCAAATCAAGTAATTTCAACAGATGGCAACGGAATCTTAGGATTCGCCACAATCAACACATTTGAAATTTCTAATGGCACTAGTAATGTTTATGTTTACAATAATGCTAATGTAATCATAAGTGTTGCTGGCATTAATAATGTTTTAGTTGCAATGAACAACGGTGTTCATATCACAGGAAATTTAAGTGTTTCATCAAATGTCACTGGGGCACTGATAACTTCAACCGGTAATATAACAGCGTCAGGAAATGTAGCTGGTAATATTTTTATAGGTAACACAGCGAATATAACAGGAAATATAGATACTAATAATATAAACATTACTTCTACTGTAAAAACAGGCAACGCCAATATTACTGGTTTTGTTGTTAGTAATGTGGTACCCGGATCAAATAGTACTTTGAATTTAGGGTCAATTGGTCAGAGATGGCAAGATTTATATTTAGGTAATACAATTCAACTTGGTAATGCAGTTCTTAGTAGCACAGGCAATAGTCTTGTTACATCAAATGCTAATTTACAAGGTAATACGATTGTATCAGTATTAAGTGTTACAGGCAATACATTTAATCAAAGTGATGTTACTATATCAGGTAATCTTACAGTAAATGGTAATACTAATTATATAAACGTAACAAATTTAGCAATTAAAGATCCATTAATAAATTTAGGCGGAGATGCCAATGGTGCAAACATTGGGGCATACGACGGTAAAGATAGAGGTTTAATACTACATAATTACTATAGCAATGGATCAGGTCCATATAATCAAGCCTTCATTTGGAAAACAGCAAACTTAGAATTTCAAGCAATATCTAATGTAACAAGCTTTACAAGTGAAATCGTATCATCAAACGGTCTAGCAAATATAAGAGGCAATGCTTTTATAGGTAATTTAGAAGGCACTGTATTACAAGCTAGCCAAACAAATATTACAACAGTAGGAACACTAACAACTTTGAGTGTTACGGGTAATATTGATACAGCTAATAGAGCAAATGTTGGATCATTGCAAGCAGCAAATTTATTATATCCTGTTGCTGACGGAACAGCAAATCAAGTGTTAGCAACGTATGGTAATGGAGTATTATTTTTCAATACTATTTCGACCTCAAGTCTTACAAATGGTAATAGTAATGTTGTTGTAAATGCTAATTCAAACGTAACTATAAGTGCAAACGGTGTTGCTAATGTAGTTACAGTAACTTCAGTTGGTGGTAATGTTACAGGTAATTTATCCGTATCTGCAAACACAAGTGCTAATAATTTTTCAGCAAACTATAATATTAATATTGGTAACACTGCACTAAGTTGGGCTACTATTACAACAACCTCAACTGCAGCTAATCAAATTATTACAAGTTTAGATGCGAATGTGATACGAGGTGCAGAATTTTTAGTAAAAGGTGAAGAAATTACCGGAGGCAAATACACAGTAGTTTCACTATCAGGAATTCATAATGGAACTTCAGCAAATTATGCTGTTTATAGTTCGGTTAACATGGGTGGTCAAGTTGGGCAATTAAGAGTAATTTATAGTTCAGGGTTACTTTCATTAGCAGTGACCCCGGCTACGAGTAATTCTACAGTTTGGACAACACAGTATAGAATGATATAAAATGGCAATAGTTAAGTTTAATTCAGAAGAAGGTTTTTCAGTAGGCTATAATCCAATTGACG